TAGCGAGTATTATACAACGGAATGATACCAAGAAATACATTGTACAATTGAGTGTGAGTATTGTTGTAATCAAGACTATTTTCATTCATCCCGGCAGAATCCCAGTTATTCCCGGCAGCTGCACACCAAATAATTCCTTCGTTGGCATCAATGCTGTCAAGTATGGCTTGAGCTGATGCTGTATCTTGTCCAGTATAGAAAAATAACGCCACACCATAAGCATCTATATAAGGTTGATATAAACTAACACCATTGTTTAAGAAGTTTGAGGTACTCCAATTACTGTTGTAAATTTGTTGATAGGCATTTTGCCCAGCTGGCGTAGTTGTAGGATAGCTTGTAGATACTCCGCGATATACTATACTGTTGCAGTAAGGAAAACTTGTTCCATTGTTTGCTATTCCACCAAACTGATTTCCATAAAGTCCAAAACTCATGTTTACAACAGTAGGATTTTTTCTACCGGTTTTGGGATTTATAGTCTTGACATTGTTATGCCAATATCTGATATAAGCCACTAGTTGCGCCAGACTTGGGGTGGTAGTTCCATTGGTTTGTTCGCCATAAGGACTAATATTATAGATAGTAGAGTCACTGGCCCATCCTTGGGTATTTCCACACATAGTACCTGCCACATGCATTCCGTGTCCGTTGTTACCGGCCGTTCCTGCCGTATAATTGTAGGTGCCAGCTGGTTCTCCGGTGACTTGTGGGTTATATGCCCACCAGTTGATTTGATTTACACGACTGCCGCCTGTGCCATCAGCGTTGAGAGCATACTCTGGATGCCCAGGTAAAATATTACCATCAAACACTACACAGTCAACATTTTTACCACTACTGGTAGTGACAATTTGAGCTGCTTGGTTGGCAGTGGCGTCGCTGCCCCATCCAGGAATCTGTGCTCGATTTGTTGCTCGTAGCAGTCCCCAATTTTTCATATCCGAGGTTATGGTACCACTTTTATCCCAATTTGCAGAATATTCATATCCAAGAGGTCTAGGTTTAATACCTGACACTTCTGGGTGCAATTCAACTGCCATTACTCTAGGATCTAATTCTAGATGTGCTGCTTCAATGATTGACAACAAATAGGTAGTACTGCGAAGTGTTGGCATGCGTTCGGCGCATTCAACAACCCTCTCAGGTGCATATCCACGAGTCCCTGTACTTTCCATCTCATCGTAGAAATTGTCTTGCTCGTCTTTGTTATAAAGAGTCACAACATATCTAACTCTATCGTCAAGGTCTAAGACCTGTAAAGGCACAGTTCCCAACATTTGCTGTGCGTAATCAGCAAGTGCATCAACATGGGGAGTTTCTCCCAGTGTCTGCAATAAATGTGCGCTTGCATCGCTGGTGATGTTGATAGCCATATTAGAGTTCTAGTCCAAGATAGGTAAAGGTCACTGTGATGGTACCAGTACTACCGCTGAGGTTTGTCACTGCAATAGGAATAGTGTTGCTGACCGGGCTTTCATCATTGAAGCCAATGGTTGCTGGACTCATTAACACAACATTTGCTCCGGTTGTAATTGCTTCGGCGATAACACCTGCACCTGGTTGCGGATCTGTAGTTTGGCTTCGAGTGGCATCAGAAGTACGAGCCGCAACATTGGTATAAACTCTAATCCAACTTGCAGCTGAAGTGGTAATTTTATAAATGGTGTAACCTTTGGCCAATGTAACTGAGCCAGTGAAGTAAGCAGCGTTGGCAATACTTGAAGTGGTGATAGCAACATTGGCACGATTACCGGCCCCGCCACCGCCTGTGACAACACCAGTAAGCAATGCTCCGTTACCTAAAATATATGTTCCTGCAACATTCCCAGTTACATTGAGATTTCCGGCATTGACATTTCCTGTAACATTGGCACCTGCTGTTGCAGTTAGCAAACTTGTAAACAACCCAGTGGCACTATTGATATTTGTAGTAACTACGTTTGAAGAAATTACTGTAGTCAATGCACCGTAAGGAGCAGTTACAGCGTTACTGGCAGCAACATTATATGTTGATAGTTGCGTGGGTGTAAAAGTAGAACTGCCTACAGCAATTTGAGTAGCAACATTGAGTAACGATGAAGTAACTGTACCCGAAGCAGCAGAAAAGTTTCCACCTTCAACATTGCCCACAGCAGTGATACTACCACTGGCAATGACATGAGCACCAAAAAGATTTCCAGTAGCAACAATATTTCCACCAGAACTTATACGGCCGGAAAATGATTGTTGCCCAGTTCCGGTTGCATTGATATTACCTGTTATGTTGACAGTGATTCCGTCAATTAATTGTGTAACTGTGGTTCCAACACGATTCCAAGCATTGGCACTACTGTTAAACTGATAGGTAATATTACCAACATTGGCTTGTTGACCATTGGTTGGACTTGTAGGAAAAAACGCCATTAATACCTCCCAACAGCAATGTCAATTACTTGAACGCTGTCATCTTCAATCACTCCAAGACTTTTACCAACTACACAACCAGGAACCCAAAAGTTAGAGTCAACAATTTGACCTACGCCCGGAGTGGTGCTGGTAGTAATCAAATCTCCTTTGGCAATAGGTCCTTGCACTTTACATGGTACTCGACCAGTCAATGCCAACGGTACTCCAGAAGTTTTAGTATTCATTAGATAAGCTGGGTTAGTAGAAACTACACCGGCTACTCTAGGATCATGATCATGTGTGGTTGTTGTGACATCTTTGGAACCAAAGAATATCAACACAGTGCCTGGTTCATAATCATCATCTGCTTCGTAAATTTCAGCCAAGTCAGCATACAGTGCTGATGTTGATGTGGCAAAAACTCTGTTAAAATAGTTTGATGCATTACCAATATTGCCAACGCCATTGGCATTTTGATTTACAATATTTCCAACTTGGAATCCATCAGCAGTAAACGATCCCACTGTGGTTCCGCCTACATTGGCTTGAATAGATCCACTGGCAGTTACTACTTTGACTAAACTGGTCCCGGACACAATTTGTGTTGGCAATGAGGTTTGTATACCAGATAAAAATGCACCATTACCTAAAACATAAGTGCCGCTGATATTGCCAGTTGCCGATGCTGTGGTACAAGCAATTGCATTTGCAGTGATTGATCCGTTAGTATCACGTTGTACTACTGTATTGGCGGCTGTTGAAGTAGTAGCTGGCGGTGTAGCAATACCTGTGATGTCAACCCATTGATCACTATCACCATCATCAACGTATTGATAAACAATACCGTTGTTGGTATTAAACCAAAAATCTCCAGCTGTTGAACCAGTGGGTGCTGTACTTTGTGCATCAAATTTTACTGTTCCACCACTGACAAACGGAGTGCCATTGGCAAAATAATAGTTGTCAGTTAAAATGTTACCTGTGTTAATATTACCTGGTAAAATTGCCCCTGTAGTTGTCAGCAGCATTACATTGGCAACAGCACCAACTGACATTTCAATGTTGCCTGACAGGTTAGGTAAATCAACTTTGGAAGTACCGTTTTGAATACGGTTACCTGATGCATTACCAGTTGGAATATTTGTTAGACCTGATCCATCACCAATAAACGTTCCTGTAGTGATAAAATTTCCCACAGAAGTAATACTATTACTTGTGATGTTATTTGCTGTGATATTAGCAGTGGGAAAATTTGCAGCACCTAGCACACCTAGATTATTGGCAATAACGTTGGCAGAGAGATTAATATTACCTGAGGTAATGTTTACATTGCTAGAATTTATAGCAAAAATTTCATAATCACCAGAAACTCGTTTAACTGTACCCATCTACTAGTCCTTTTGATTATTTATGCTGCGCAGAAGTAGCTCAATATCCTGATGTTTTAGATTTTTTAACTCATTAAGTTCATCGTGCCGTTGCGTAGTTGGCCCGCAAACTCGTATAAAACTTATCATGGGAAAATCTGTAATTATCGTGCGTATTTGCTTGATCCAATTGCCGGTAAATGTGGGCATATCCCCTATGCGTTTATAGAATTCCGTTCCTGCATAGACATTGTTAAATTTACCATCTGTGGTTGGCCCCATATCATAGCCTATTAGATAGATGGTATCATGCCCATCTTCGGCTGCAATACTGGCACACACAGGACCTGAGCTGTTTCCATAGTATTTCTTAGAAATCTGATGTGCCCCCCGTCCTGGAATGCAGCGGCGAGTGTAGAATCTTTTTCTAGCACTATATCCTGATTCTTGAATACGTGTGCTTATGGGCTGATCAGTTGCTATCAGCACATCAGGCTCGTATTCTTTGTACAAGGCATTGCATCCGTAGATTGGCCCATGCTCTCTCAATCGTGGTAGATCAAGTACCTGTCGGCTAACGCCATTTCCCAAACAAAATGCAGTAGTCATAAAAAATCCTCCCTGTATGTATTCCAGAGAGGACCGGGGAGCAAGCTAAAATCAGCTAGTCCATTTTTCAAGTTGACCTGGGATAACTGTAGTATCAGCAGTACCAGACTTGATAACAGTTCCCTCATCAGTGAAGAAGTTAGATACATAGCGAACATCACCAGTAATGTCAGATTGTGTGTATCCGTTGCCACCAGTCCAGTCCAGCAACCACTTATTGGTTAATTTGCTGATGTAAGTGATAGTTGAGTCGCCCACTGAGAATCCAATGGCCATAAGACCAGCGGCCGGGGTTGAATCATTGTCTAACACACAGACACCAACTTCTTGACAAGTACCTGAGGTTGCTGCTGCTGACGCTGCTGTGACTTGGAAAATTGTTCCAACCGCAGCACCAACAGGCGCACCCATGGACAACCAGTTAGTGTTGCCTAACGTTGCAATGCGAACACTTACTCCTACCACAGCATTAGCAGGATCAATAGCAGTATTGGTGGCCACTAAAAACTTGTGTGAACCTTTTTGGCGCAAAATAACACCATCATCTACCCCTGTGTAACTGTTAGTGATGTTAACAATACACTTGACAATAGGATTGGTTGCTGACGTTGCAGTGGTTCTGAGACCACCAACTACACCTAGGTAATCTGCTGCACTTAGAGTGTCTGGACTAGCGTTGTATACTGGATCAGTCAACGATCCAAAGTTAGGAAAGCCAATATCAATGCCAACTGCTGCGCCTGGCGAGCCTTGACCTGAATTAGTTGAATATTTTTGAATTTTGAGAGGACGTCCCATTTGTTTTCTCCTTAAAGAAGTCCGATGTGGGTTCTAACCACTACGCGGGGGGTTAATACCGCATAAGCCGCATTATTGCGGACAGTGTATTTATAGATTAATGCAAAAACACCAAATGCGTTTATAAATATTGCATGATTGATCAATCGTTAATCAATTCTGGTATATCAGCAGCGCAGACATCATTAAACAATGCAACACTTGTGGCCAATGACTTGTATCAAGTCAATCAAATTTTGCCCAATACTGCTATTGCCAAACTTGAAACCTATCTCAAAACCAATATAGAGCAGCCCTGGGAATACGAAGCATCTGCGTATGGTACTCCAGTACACAGTCAAAACAGAAAAAAACTTGCATGGCATGCTGAGACTATCATTGAAGAATTGCACGAAATTTGCAATGGAGTCAGTGCAGCAGTATTTGACAAATTTAAGTTACACGATCATAGATTTCTTGGTATTACTCTTTGGCAAGATGCTCCTGAGTATTTTTTAGATTGGCACACTGACAACGACACTGTTTCCGCCAGTCTTCAAGTGTATCTGTTTGGGAATCCACTATGCCCAGGAACTACTTTTTGCATAGATGACAAAGAAGTTGCCATTGGCTTTCAATCAAACACTGGATACTTGGTATATCATAGGCCCAATCAACAGTTGATGCACAAAGTGTCATGGCCAGTGCCTAACAACACTGTTAGATACTCACTGTTCGCGATGTGGAGTAAAATTAGTCAAGAGCCTGGTGCATCCTAGACTTTGTCCTTGGGGTGTTTGTACTACGTGAATAAAACTAGTTTCATTTACTGCATGATCAACACATAACTTGCTGTACTTCTGACCATAGGTATTCCATCCATAATCTCTTGAGATTTGATCCACACAAAATGCACCGCAACTGCTGAGTGCTACATTGGTATCTGGCTGGTAGTAATGATTGAACATTGTTATGCTGTCCATGGTTCGTTGTTTGCTATATCGTAGCCCAACACGATTCCAACCAAGCCCATATTTGGTCATGCTCATTCCCACACTACGTATGTTGGGATGAGAAAAATCTATTTCAACATTACGAGACAATGTCACCCAGGCCATATCCAGATGTATGTCAATGTTTTTCTGCTCACATTCGCGGAGTATATCATTCCACTCTGGTCGCATACCTCCCCATCTATAATGAGGAATTGTCATTATCAGTGGCTTGTTGGGTTCTAAATTGCCTGCTGCAACTCCCCACTTTCCCATGAATGAATAGTAAGCGTACTCATCGGTCAACAGTTGAAATCCATCCCATCCATGCCGTAACACAAAACTTTCAATGTAATGGGTGCAGCCCATGGTAACATCAATGCAGCCCAAGGCATGCCATCCAGTTAAATTATTGACTTTGGTACTTTGAAACCATTCGTTGAGCAGTGGAATAAACTCGCTGTTTTTAACCACCGGGTGTGATTCATTGAACCAGCGATGTTTGATGTTCTCCAGGAAGTCATCGCGCAAAGGATCAAGTTGTTTTGACAGTGTGTTATTCACGATCGCCTCGTACAAAATCAACAAGGAACTTATACACCGGAGATCCAAATGTAAACTTCCAGATACCGTTGTGCCCTAGAGTCATTTCTCCGCGTAAATGTTCGTCAAGACAGATACCACTATCACGCATTTGAGTGGCCCAAGGCTCAGGGTAGTCCGGAGCGAATGTACAACTATGCCACACTATGTTTTGCATATTGGTTCTATCAATATAAACCTGATTAATTATCAAGGTCTGTGTTTGATATTCACCAGGGGCTATTTCACGAGTTTGGTCTGGAGTTTTACCACTGCGCTGTATTTCCAATGTATAATTGACACCAAAATCTAATTGATGTTGGAAGTGGACTTGAAAATTTTTACAATCCACAGCCCAATGTCCTTTGTGAATACCATCAATGTAAATGTCAACTGTTGGAGGTTGATCCCAGTATTCACTGCTAAATTCAAGATCAAAATTGATTATTTCAGAGCTAGGAGGAGGTGCCGGAACAAACATATTTCTATATATGAAAAAACCCACCGAAGTGGGTTTTTTGCTTGGATTGCTCTCGGATTAGGAGAACGACAGGTTCGAAACAGCGATCTCACCCAGATAGTCAGCTGCGTTACCGAAGCTGCTTGCTGTGTTTGTAAG